TGAATCTTAGAAAGAGCCCTAAGGCTCCCTGTAAGACATTGATCTTAAATGATCGGTCCGGATCTAACACTTCGTGTTGGATTCACTATAGGGAATCCCCCGCCACGCGTGGTTTTTAGTTGTAAAAAGACTCAATTCCACAAAGGTGTGTAATTGGTAGTGTGGGGAAAGGCAACGGCCGTGAGGCGTGTTGCGCTCTCCTGAACCACATGGTTCCGGTTACTGGCATAATGTCACCTGAAGAGGGACGCCATTCATTGAAAAGAAGCGCCTGGGCCTAATACCCCAGAGAACTGTTTTAACGTTTGGTACCAGTTTATTGATCCGGGTTATAACCTGTGCTGAGAGAAAACATTATCAAATTATTCTTCCTTAACAGAAAGATATACATATGTACGTTAAAATAATACGTATGTATTGAATTTCTGATCTTCGCAAGATGACTGCAGCCCAACGACTATAATGGTTGTTGGAAACTGAAGTTTCTTTTTCTATGTATAAATCACGCTGACACTGTCTGCAGACTCCTTGCTATATAGCTAAGGTGGCTACTTGGTGACGATAGGACCTAATAAGTCCGAGCGATCGAGATACACTTTTGTATGAAGATAGATTACTGAGATAGTCGGGTTTGTAACCCGTCCCAGGAAACTGGGCCAACTTTCCTAAAGAAATTGGATTGTTGGGTAGAAATTCAAAGTTTTCTAACACTCGTATGAAGGTGCGGTCGTAATTCTACGAACCATACACCATCAGACACTATATGGCTAACCGCTTTGAGGCAGTTAAGCCAGGATATGGGCGAACAACCCTCTCTCAGCTATACCCTTTAATGGGCAGAGAGAAAGGCAATTGCACTATCAAACCAGTGTACCCTAGAGGCTAGGGGGACATCTGTTAGGATAGTGGACATCGATTGTCTAGCTGGTATCCAAATCCATAATAATCTAATAAGCGGAATGAAAAAATATTTAAATATTTCTTACATCCACTGGTTAAGTCATTATCGATTAAATATTACTAAGAAAATGAATGTCATGGCCTCTGTAAAAAGAGGGCGATCCTTAATTAAGGTAGGGCTTAGCCTTGCCTTGGTGATAGGATTGCATCCCACTCCTAGTCGTGTGAGGTTAGTAATTAACTTTCTAAGAAGATTAAGTATAATGTTCAAACATAACGGGCCGAAAGGAGCGTGCTTGACTCTTAAAGTATGCGATGTTATCTTGCAGCAATCCCTTGGTGGGATGCGTGTCAAGGACATTGGATTACTAAAAGTCAGGGTTGCTCGTAATCATGCAGGTATGCCAAGATTAATTCCTCGAGAAATCAGGGAATTAATACGACGTGGGGACTACAAGTTAGCTCGATTCTATCGAACTCTCTTTAGTCTCTATGCCGTTATTCATTTTGAGGGTGATAAACGGGTTCAGTCTTTACTGAAAACGATTATTACTCCCGGGCTGAATACTATAGAGTGTTTGACTCTTGTGAAAGAGATCATTTCCTTTATCCCGCATTTTGTGGGTGTATTGGAAGGAATCAGTGGGAAACCACCGGTTCTTCACTCGGCAACTCGAATACTTCGGGAGTATAAGGAATACAAACCTGGACCTATTCTTAAGTCCAGTCCGTGGACCTTATCTCTTCAAAAGTTCGAGGACCTGCCTCAAGACGAACGATTCGAGGCTAGTTTCCAGTATCCTCTGGTATCGTCTCATCCTGGAGCTGCATGGATGGCTGCGAAGGCTTTTGCCCACCAGCCAGTTCTGCATCATGCTCTTAACTATTTTCATAACCTTCTTCCTCAAGGAAATATCCTTGTTGAAGTGTTTAATTCTTTCATCCGGGAGGTTCCTTTACCTCAAGATGCTATCAGGGTTACTCCGCAAGGAGGCCTTGTAACACCAAGAAGAAAGTTACCCGGGTCTGTGGCTTTGCCGCGAACCCTAATCCCTATTGGAAAATTATCACTTAAAGAGGAGGCTGCTGGAAAAGTAAGAGTTTTTGCTATGGTGGATTGTTGGACTCAATGAGCCCTTCAACCTCTTCATACTTTCGTTCAACGAGAGTTCTTAGCGAAAATTCCGCAAGATGGTACATTAGACCAAATGAAACCTTTAATGCTGTTGCAAGATAGAGCTATTAAGAATGGGTTACCCCTGTTCTCTTTAGATTTATCTGCCGCTACAGATCGACTAAGAATCGATGTGCAAGTGGCATTGCATTCAGTATTATTTGGCAAGGAGTTTGCGAACTCATGGAAAACCTTGTTAGTGGATAGACCGTATAAACTTACGATACTAACACATAAGAAGGAACCAAAATCATATTTTGTGAAATATGGTTGTGGGCAACCCATGGGGGCGTATTCCTCTTGGAATAGTTTGGCTTTAACGCACCATCTGGTGGTTCAATTCTGCGCCTACAAAGCTGGAGTTGTTCCATTTGGAACATGGTTCACAGACTATGCGGTTTGCGGAGATGATATTGTAATCGCTAATGCAGCGGTTGCGAAAGAATACCTCCGAGTCATGAAAGTTCTCGGGATTGGTATTGGACTTCACAAATCCCTTATCAGTCCCGCCGGGAGCTGTATGGAATTCTGTAAGAAGACTTTTTGGCGCGGAAAAGACATTAGTCCTATCCGAGTTACGGAGCTTCAAGCAGCGTTCTCACAGCCGGCTGGTGCCAAAGAATTTATGAAGAAATACCAACTTAGTCTAGCAGTCTTTATTAAGGTTGCTGGATATAAGTATGGTGTTCTTGGTAAACTAGGGGGACATTTTAATAGTTTGAATAGTAAGGTTAAACTTATTATTCTTACATTGAATGTTCCTACAACCGTGGAGGAAGCGAAAGCTTTCTTCAGTATTGGGAATACTTCAGTATTTAGTTTCTTCTTCGAGACAATCGAAGTTCTAGAAACTTTGTTGGAGTTTGGATTTGAGAATCTGAAATCTCAGATGAACAAATCTTTACTTCAATCGCATTTCTCGACCGAGGGGCGAATAGCCCATCTCGAGACAGCAGCTGATTATATTCTTAAATTGTGCCCTTCGTGGGCGTTTAAGGATTGGTCAGTTCCTGACTTTGTTGAAGATGCGTCTGATGCCTTCAATGCGATTATCGCAGAAGAGGCATACAGCAAAAGACGATCTGTACTTCTAACTATTTTACAAAAGTACGAGCTGGCAATCCAGTTCAGTACTCGAGTAGAACTGTTTACCGAAGCTATGAAGATTAATCAGTTTATTAAGGATGTGCTTAAAGAGGCCGAAAACGGTCTCCCAAACTCAATCTTATTTTCTAATTATATTCTAGCCTTGGAGATGTATAGTTTGCTTCCGATTGATGCGGCGATGTATCACCGATTAATCGAGGCACCCAACGTCTTTAATATTGGTGTGCACATTAAGTTGTGGCGAGCCCTGAGAAGGGCCATTCCACCGTACCAAGCAACACCGAAAGGTGTTGTTCCTCCAAAAGAGGAAAGCGGTCTTGGCAACTCGCAAGAGTAGCCTCCGGTTAAAGTCCTGAACTTTACATTTAACTTCAAAGAAGTTAACCTAATCACACATTACTAGAATGGGA